ATGATGACTGATAGAAGCGTTCTTATCGATTATCTGGCTTTTTCTGCGCCGCTTTCATGCATGAAAGATGTTCATACTTTTCAGGAAAAAGGGCATGAATGGCGTAAATATGAATTTTTGCCATCTTATAGACATTATGAACATAGCCGATTTACTGAAACGGTATCAGGTAATGATTATGAGGAATTACCTGATTCATATGAGGTATTTTCTTCTTCTATTGAAGATATCAACCGTAAAGCTGAACGTTATAACAAAGAGTTATTGTCCTGTTTACATTCACGCCTGAGACGTTTTATTGCCGCTGTTTTTGGATTATTTGTCGGACCAGCTCGCGGTACTGGCGGGTTTGCTTATCAGGATTCAGCGGTTCTTTATTCTGAAAATGGCGGGTATGAACATTTTGGCATGATCTATTGGGGCGGGAACAACGGAACTTTTTACGTTCAGATCGGCGGAAAGGGTTGTACACATGTTATGAGTGGCACAACACCGGAAAAAATCTATAAGTGGCTTAAACATTTAGATATTACGTCATTAAAACGCTTGGATCTCGCTACTGATGATTATGACGGTGTGTTCACTTGCCATTATGCGTTATCAGCTTATAAAGATGATGCGTTTTATGGCGGTATGGGACCAAAGCTAAAATTAGGCATTGCAGATGAAATAGATGCAGCAGGGTGCTACACCAAAGAGATTGTAACTGTAGGTTCCCGGCAATCACGTGTTTATTGGCGTGTATATAATAAGGCGTTAGAACAAAACGTGTCTGGCACTTGGTATCGTTCTGAAGCTGAATTAAAAGGTGTACCAGTTGAGGTACTTTTAAATACACAAGGGACTTATACAGGTTTGTGTCCTTACGCAGCTTCCATCAATCCGACGAAGCCTGCTGCAATTCCGGTTCTTTTAGGGCGAAAGGCCATTGATGCCATTGAAGCTAAAGTAAGCTGGCTTAGAAAACAAGCTTCTTCCACTATTGCAAAAATTATCCACTTCTTTGAGGGGGACACTTAGGCCGTTTTATCAATGATAGTTCGTGATGAGCATATTTCTGATTTAAACCTGAAATTAGATTTGCCCCCAATATACCAAACATTAATAAATGAAAAGTTAGGAGTATCAAAATGTCCGTTTTAGACAAGATCCCATTTTACATTGAAGTTACTGCGGCTGATGTAAAAATCGAACAAAAGACACGCACCAATAAAAATACGGGCGAAATTACTCCCTATTATACGCAACGTGTCATTGCACATATGGGGCCGCGTTCAATGTCAGAGACAGTTATCACTTTATCAGAGCCAAACCCATTACCAGAAGGAAAATATCTGATTTCTGGTTCTAGCTTATATCCGGGTAAACCATTCGGGGATAATCCGCCTCGTCTTGAGTTTAATCAGTGGAATGTTTCTTATGTACCAATGGAAACAGTGAAACACTTAATAAAGCTATAGGAGCATTCTATTTAATAAGGGATAGCAATGTCCTCTTTAACAGGTTCTATATGCGATATATCCAATAATTGCCAAAAAATAATATTGGATATATCAAATCAACTCCCTGTTTCTTATGATTACCCTTATTTGGGGAAAGTTTGGGGGTTGGCTTTTAGTTCGGTCATGATGTTATATCTTTTTTCTTTTGGCTTGGGTCAATTAATTAGAATTGTAAAACATGCTTAATATTTAATATAGGAAAATAAAAATGTCGAGATTTTCTTCTTTCTGCGCTAAGGTTTTTGTGGTTTCTACTTTGGCTTTATCTTCTGCGGGCGCGTTTGCTGATGATGCTGCGGCTAAAGCGGGGGATGTTGATCTGTCAGCACTAACAAGCAATATTAGTTTTTCAGGTGTAATTGTTGCTGTTATGGCTATTGCAGGTTCTATTATTACTTTGCTTGCTGCTATTGCAGGTGTTAAGCACGTATTAAAAATGGTTCGTGGTGCTTAATTAAATCAAATTAAATTAAGGTAAAGGGGTGAAAGCCCCTTTTTTTATCTATGCATACTGACTTACTAACGTTCGTTGTTTTTATCTGGGGTCTATTATGCGCATGGGCTGTCATTCAGGGATTCAAAGGCTAATCGTTTATGCTTTTTGTTTTTTATTTTTATTTATTGGCTGGCCTAAACCTGTTACGGCCAATCCGGCTTTGGTGGCAGGTTTATTGGTTCGGGTTATAGCACAGACTACGGCAAAGAGGGCGGCAACTCAGGTAGTAGCAAGACAGGCCGTAACAAAGTATCCGTTAACGGAAGCAGCTATACAGGCAACGATAAGGAAAGAGGCGGCGGCTACTGTGGCGGGGATGTCCCGTGTCGCGGCAACGAGGGCGGCGACGGTTCCGGTGAATTCTGCTTTACGCAAATCGGGTCAGGTGACTTGGGCTGCTCTTAATGTTGTAGGCGGAGTTATGACAGCTTCAGAACTGATTGATGCTTTTCGTTCTGATAATTTGAAAGTCGTCACCGATGGGGTTTCGTTGGGGAACGGTAAGTATGAGGTTCGTATAGGTGGTCGAACTCAGATTGTAGATTTTGAGCCTTCGCCTGATTCTCCGGTTTTTCTTTATGGGGCTTCCTTTGGAAGTGAGTTAGAAGGTACGACTATACAACCATCGCGTCCGGTATCGGTTGAAGCGTTTCCTCTTAATGATGCAAAGACGGGGACTTTTCCGATCCCTTCTGGTGTTATTGGTTCTACGTCTTTTGATAATAGTTTTGCAATTTATTCTATTGATATTGATGATGATACAGGGGATTACCATTATATTGATAATGATAATATTGATGCTGTTAAAAATATAATGATATTAAAGGCCGTTAGAAGTTTTGAGAAGAGGTTTAAACCTGTTGTTTATACCGCCAAAGGTGACAATGCTAGTTTTGAATATGTTCATACTTCTTATTCGTTAGATGTTTTGGAATTTTCGCCTAAAATTGGTAGCAAATTTCCCTATTATCCATCTATGAATTTAGAAACCAATAGAATTGGCAATGCGATTACATCATTTGATGCAGTTGTACCCGCCATTCTTCATAAAAAAACTTTGTTGAGTTCTTATAATCCCTGTGAGTACGTTACTGTTTCTGATTCTGTCGGTGATAAAGTAGTGACATCTGATAAACGTATTTGCACGCCGCCTAATGATAACGATTACGTTATGAATGATGAGCGTATTAGTGATAGTGTGCGTTTGTCTTTAAATACCAATTACAATGGCGATTATTTTGATAAAAAGAATAAGCCTGATTCTATTAAAACTGTTTCAGCAAGTGAATTGGCCGATATTCTCAAAGATAAACCGCTTGATAATTCTATTATTGCCGATTTAATTAATGATTTATTATATGATGCGGCGGCGCAAGACGGTTATGAAGGAATAACACTGAGTGATAGTGATTATATTACAGAATCAGAAGTCAGTGACGCATTAAAAACAGTTGGCGGGAGGCTTACGGCGTCGGATTTATTTTCACCGATTCAAGATATTGAACTGCCTTCAACATCAACAGGCACAGGATCAGGTACAAAGGTAGATTCGGATATTGAGGTTAAGGTAGATTTTGGCTCTGATCCGAATGTGAAATTGCCGGATTTAGGCGAACCGCCGTCTGGGAAAGAAATTATACAGCCCATCAGGGACAGTATGCCGTTTCTTTCTGACTTTAAGATAGGGGGGAGGGATGCGGCTTGTCCGGTTGCGGATATTTCTTTTTCTCTGGCGGGATTTAATTTTGAGCAAATTATTGATAGCCATTGTGATGTTATTGAGAAAAACCGGAAGTTTATTGAGCTGATTGCTTCTCTTATTTGGGCTTTTGCGGCTTTGCGTATGATTCTAAGTGCTTAAAGGGATTGTTTATGTACGGTATTCTGCTTTCTGCTTTAAATGCTGTTCTTGGCTTTGTGCTTCGTACCGTGGTTATTAAGTTTGTGGTTTTTGGGGCGTTGTATCTGGTTGTTAAGGAGCTGTTTTTTGCTGTTATGGATCTGCTTCCCCAGAGTTCTAATATTCAGTCTTTGTTTGATTTGCTGCCAGACGCGGCTTGGTATTTTATCAATTTGTTTCAAGGCGCGTTAGGGGTGAGCTTGGTGGTGACCGCTTGGTTTACGCGTTTTATTATTCGCAGAATTCCGATTATTGGGTAATCATCATGTCTATTACGGCTTACTTCGGCGTTCCTGGCTCGGGCAAGAGTCACGAATGCGTGAAAAGTGTTATTCTTCCGGCTTATCTTCAGGGCAGAAGGATTGTCACTAATATTGACGGCATTAATCCCGATGCTATCCGTGATTACGCGGTGAAGCTGTCTAAGGGGAAAGATCCGACGTTAGGTAAGATTATTACGGTGGCGGATGAACAGGTTATGCAAGGGGGCTTTTTTCCGTATAAGCGTAATGATGAAGAAGGGTACTCTTGTAGCGATTCTTTTTGTCGTGCCGGTGATTTGATTTGCCTTGATGAAGTCTGGCGTTTCTGGTCTTCTGATAAAGACATGACCAATGAGCATAAATCCTTTATTGCGGAGCATCGTCATTTTACTGATCCTGATACTGGATTGTGTTGTGATTTAGCCTTGATGAATCAGCATCCTGATACGGTGGCCAGATTTATAAAGACCCGTATTGAAACGTCGTATAAGATGACCAAGCTCGTGATGATTGGTGCGAAGAGCCGTTATCGGGTTGATGTTTATACGGGGGTTAAATTATATAAATCTAACCGAACAACCAGTTATCAGAATAAATACGACAAGAATATATTTAATTTATATCACTCATATAATGGAGGAAAAGGAAGTGAAGCTACTGTTGACTCTCGGCAAAATGTTTTTAGCCAAACCAAATTATGGGTATCTATGTTTTGGTTTTTACTCTTACTTAGCTGTAGTGGCTATTTTATCTACGCATTCTTTACTAGCTATTCTGACGATAATTCTGTCGTATCTGATGTTAATAATAATGATATATTACATAAAGAGGTCTATTTTAATGATGCAGAATCTAATAATAACAATATGCGATAAAGAGGCGGAGCTGAAAGAACTGAAAAAGGAATAGACAAACCTGTTTCTTGGCGTATATCAGGCGTTTTAAATATTGATAATTATACTTACGTGGCTTTAGTTAATGCCTCTGGTGATATCAGAATGGTAAATAAAACCAACTTTCATGGTAAGGGTATTATGATGTTTGGTTTTGTTGATGGGGAAAAAGTCACTTATTTTAGTGGAGTATCAAAATGAACAGGATTGTTTCCATTATTTCCTTATTTTTTATTCCTTATTTCGCCTTTGCTAAAGGGGTTAATTTTTCTCTGGATGGCGTGACTATTCCTAAGTCAGTGAATTTTATTTATGGTCAGGTATTTAAAAAGCCCTTTATGATTTCACCGGAGGTGATTACTGATACACGATTGGTTTCGTTTCATATCACGCCAGATTTAGACGAGAAGGCTTTTTTTGTCCGTTACTTAAATAATATGGGTATTGGTGTAACCAATAAGTCAGGCGTTGATTATATTTATAAGCTAAAAATTGTTGAACCGGTTATTCCGCAACACACCTTTGTTTATAAACCTAAATATCGTTCTGTGGGTTACTTAACGTCTGTTTTATCCAGTGTTGTTCAGGGGCGTTTCGGTCATGGTGGTTCAATGTCTGCCTATGTGGGCGGATCTAAAGCCTCTAACAATTCCTCTGGTGCTAATTCTTTTAGTTCTTCGGGTGATATGTTGGTTTTCTATGGGACTAAAGCGGATATTTCACGGATAGAGCAGGTATTGCCTTCTATTGATACGATGTCCGACGAGGTTTATGTTGGCGGCTATGTTTATCAAGTGCAGACGACAGAGCGTAATAGTTCTGGTCTGGCTTTAGCGGCTAAGTTACTGAGTCAGCGTTTTTCTATTCAGATTGGCGGCGCTACTGCCGGAAGCATGGATAATTTTATCAAGTTTTCTTCGGGTAATTTGAGTGCGTTAGTGGAGATGTTTAATACGGATTCTCGTTTTACTGTGGTTAGTTCGCCATCTTTGCGGGCGCGTTCAGGGACGTCAGCCTCTTTTTCAGTGGGTGAAGATGTGCCTGTTTTGAGTAATGTCAGTTATTCGGGTGACAAGCCTGTCCAGTCTGTGGAGTATCGATCCTCTGGGGTTATTTTTAATGTCATGCCGGAAGTCAGGCAGGGTGTGATTGATTTGTCTATTAGTCAGGAACTGTCTAATTTTGCCAAGACCCATACAGGCGTGAATAACTCGCCGACGTTGATTAAACGTAATATTCAAACTTCGGTATCGGTGAATGATGGTGACATTATTTTGATTGGCGGATTGGCAGATAATAAAGATACTAGCGCAAATACAGGGCTATCCTTTATGCCGTCTTGGTTTTCGACCCGTAGTAACGAGAAAACAAAAACTGATATAGTCATTATTCTGCAAGCTAAAAAGGTGATCTGCTAGGATTCCGCCTCCTCGCTAGCTGCGGGGGCGAATCCTAGCAGATCACCTTTTTACTTTATATATATAAAAATATAGGGATTAATTTATGTTTCCGGCTAGTAGATGTAAATTTATTGTTATTTTGATATTTGTACTTATAAATGCTTATCTTCTTATCGATTTTCATTCAGCAGCTTCTTTGTATTTTGGTCTAGTTTGGCGTTTAATTCTTGTTGTCCGGTATTATGCACTGGTAATGGGAATGCAGATCGCCGTTCCCAACGGTTTGTTTAATTGTTCGTCTGAAATAACCAGATAATAATGCGATCCTTTAAATTCTCGACCACTGGTAGTGTTCGCCGTTTGTATGCCAAATTTGACCTTTAGCGGGGATTTTTTTGCCATTAAATTAACTCTCGTCCAACAGTTTCATGATCGCCTAATTGCTCATTCAGCTTTTGGATCTCTGCGATATCTACGTCCGATAATATCTCAGAAACACTTTTGCGCCCTCTAGGGGTGTGTTTTAAAGGAATTGTGTTCATGGCTTCCCCAACAGAATTAATCTTCATCACCATTCCGACTGACCAGCCCTTTGCAGCAAGAATCTCACTAGGGATCGTCATGACGACAGCCCCGCCTTGTTGTCTCAGTTTTGTTATTGACATAAAGCCCCCGAAGAAAACAATCACTATTGATTAAATATCATTCTAAGCGAGAGGTAACATAAAGTCACACTGTTTTTATCTATGCGCTATCCCGTACTCATATATGCGCTAAAATATTGTTTTATAGCGCTTTATATTCTTATTATTTCAGCTATCTTATGCCCTTTAGGGCATGGAAGGCGGCTCTTTAAAGGGGATGGGAGAACAGTTGCTAATCCGCCGATAAAACGGGGGGATTTAATCGGGGGGCGCAGATAACATCATTCTGTTGTTATACTGGCTACAAACGGAAGTGGCGAGTAAATTAATTACAATAAGTTACTTTATGAAACGTAAACTTCGTCGACGTAATCAACGCTGGTTATCAGAGCAATACAGATGTGCAAAAATCAACAAAATTCCAATGGACTTTGTGGTTAAATTTCCAGAACAACAAGCAGAGATGGATAATGCAAACCGTTTGAAACGTAGGGGAAAGTTATTGCCGAACTGGGATAAAGCTAGTTTTTATGATTGCCATGCTGCCGTCCCGTTTATCAATCCTCACGGCAAGGTTTATTATTATCAGGTGTTTATGTCTAAAGATGAGTTACCGGATTTGTACCAGTCTCTCTGGGGACACCGTTTGTCATCCGCCGATACAAAAGGGGGCTTAATCGGGGAGCGAGGAACACCTCCACATCCTGCCAAGCCGTCTTTTAACAGGCTGTCTGTGACTCGAAAGCCGGATGGTCGGAGGCAAAAGAAATGTTCGGCTGGCACAGGAATAGTGAGTACAGAGCTGAGATCGTTTTATTATAGATATAATATCTATATCATTGGCATTTCATTAACCCCTTATTTTTTCTTGTCTTGTATGGTGAAAATACAAGTAAGCCAGTCCGACAGGCGCAATAAAGATTGCGAACGCCCAGCATAAGATCATGGTGATGAGTTTTGTCACTAACATGAATATTGCGTTGATGAAAAAGACATTTTCACCCATCAGAAAGCCCATAATTTGTTCATAGACAAAACGAGCGTAGGGATAAAGTAACCCATTGATGACTGAAAAAATAATCATGCCGATAGGAGATGCATTAGGGGTTTTACTGATTAACCAGATTGATAACACCGAAATTGCCATGCCAAAAAACAGATGTCTGAAGAAATAACTACCATTTAAACCGCCGAACGTTTTCCTTAATAAGTCCATTCTCTTTATCTCTCTTTCAGTTGTTGTACAAATTTCAAAATTAAAGAGTGCATGACTCTTTAATTATGTACTTTCGTCTTTTTTTGCTTTTGATTATCTGCAAAATTAAAACCCCCGTACTGTACTACGGGGGTACTACGGGGGTAGTCTAAGGTTATCTTCGGGCTTTCAGGTGAACCCAGTCAAATTCTAACTGTCTTTTTCCAAAATTAGGTGTCCATGTTCATCAAGTGTGATCATGGACAGCATTTTTTCAATTGCGTAATGCACCAAATCAGCTTCGCTGTATATTTTTTGCCGTCCGCTCATAATATTTTTCTTTGTTAAGAGGAATGCCTTTTCCTGTAAATCGATAGATTCCGACTTCTTTAACCTGATGGTAGTTTTCAATGTAGATGCATGACTCATTAGCAGCCTCCGTTCACCATAATCTTTAATTTTATAAAATTTGTGTGCAAGTTGCCTACGACATGTTGACAGGAAACATGTGATATGTTTACTATCTATAGATAATGTTATTAGTGATTTGTATACAACGCCAATTGAGAGCGTTTTTAGGGTAAGAAGATCGGGTACTCAGGGTTAAACCTCAGTACTTTTTTAAAAGCGTCAATGGTTCGCACAATCTATATTATGTTAAATTAACTAAAATAGATCATAACTTCATGAGATGAACCTTTTCAGTCAATTAACTATGTTCTGCCCTGTTTGATACTGATACAGAACGGGAATTGCTGGTTTTATTCTTGAATTGAAACTGTACATAAACAATTGCTATGTGTTGTCTATTTGAATGTCAATAGATTTTGATTGAACAAGTTTAGTCTTCGAAGAGTAATACCTTATCCATAACGCAATAAGTACCAGAATAATAAAAAATACTGGTACAGATAGAGTAAGTTCCTTAAAAATAAACCTGCCCATATTTATCCCCGATACCTCCCAGGATAAAAACAATGCTACAGGGCATATCAAAAACCCTGAAATAAACCCAATAACAATCAAATGGTAAAGTTTTCTTTTGTTCGTTTTTTGAACGCTTAGATCTAATTTTTTCTGATACCGCCAGTACTTCATTGCGAGATACAATAATCCTGACAATGAACTGAGATGCTGTAGAATTTTATATATACTTATCCCCTGCCCGTTGGTAATAGAATGGAAAACGCGGAGCTGTAGTAAGGGAATTAGCTCGACAAAAAAACCTTTATCGTGTGTGAATGCATCCTAGCCAATATGGGTTACAGCTCCTATAAATAACGACAACACAAAAACAACTCTGTCCTTATAGTCTGGTTTTTCATAACGAGCAAAGGATATTGGAAAAAGAACGGATAAAGGATATGACAATAGACGTACAATCAAAAATATCAATAGACATAAAGGAAATGCAGTATAAAACCATCCGGGTAAGTGATGCGCAACCGTTGCAACATCATATAACCCAACAGAGTAAAAGAAATCAGGAGACAAACTGCCAGTAATTAGCGCAGGCAAATTTAACAACCTCCCCCCCGGAAGACTCTTCAAAGGAAAAACGGCTGCTGGATGTGAAAATGTCCATGGCAT